AGACCTAGGCCGTAAGATTCTACCGTCCAGTCCCTTGAAGTATCCCTTCTCTGCGCTGGTCTTCTTTACTTTGTTGATGAGCCTACGCATAGCTGGCCGCTCATTAAACAAGCGTGTGACTAGAGCACTGGCCCTACGCATAGGGATGTCAAGCATCGCCGCAATCTTGCGTGAGCTTGCGCCATAGATCAGGGCAAAGAATGTGTTCTTCGCTGTCTGTCTATCACACTCCATCATGTCAGCGTTTGCTTGGTGTATGTCACCACGAAGAACTACGTCAGCAAACTCACCGTCATCGAAGCGTGCCATGTAGTGAGCGAAGCATCTAACCTCTAGAGATTTAGCATCACAACCAACCAAGACATTGTCCTTGGATGCCGTGAACAGAGCGCGGCACTCCTTACCGAATGGTAGTCGAGTGCTTGGCACTTGCTGAAGATTAGGATCAACGCAGGATGTACGCCCAGAGTACGCGCCTAATGTTTTAAGCTTCGGGTGTACCCTGCCGTTACGTTCAAGACTGAGCCAGCCTCTCCTGTCCCCTGTGAGCATTGCAAAGATCTTCTGTACTCGGTACAGGTCAGCGACTAGCGAGGCTTCAGGGATGTCAGGGATCTGGCTAAGGATAGATTCATCTACCTTCACCTGACCAGTGGCTGTCTTTGCCGATGGCTCCCACCCACGAGTAACTAAGAACTCAGCCACCTGCGGTCGAGACATAGGATTAAACTTTGTCTCCTTAACCTTGAGTGGTCCAGCTACTAGCTCCTTGCGGATACCGCTGGGTGCATCATTCTTCCTGACAAAGTGTACGTCAGTGACTGGATCAATCCAGTACTGCGGTGTCTTCATCTCTTGTCGTTTCGGTGGGACAAGATCAACAAGAGCGTCAAGGATCTCTCCCTTCTTCTCGTCCAGTTGTTTGAACAGATCAATGGCAGCATCTCGATCAAACTCGATACCCTTCTGCTGCATACGAAAAGCAAGACAAGCAAACTCTGTCTCCATCCGCACGGCAGGGCCAGTGATACCACTCGATGGTAGCTTCTCCCACAGCCTGTGCGTTACGCGCACATCTTGCTTGCAGTACTCAGCCATCTCATCTGTGTAAGCTGTCCAGTCATCGTAGTCTCCCTTGTGCATTCCAAGCCTGTGCCCGAAGGAACGCAGAGAATACTTGCCCCACTCTGTGCGTGGGATCTTGGCAAGCTTGGCATCCTTGTGCAGCAAGTCAGGGAAACACATACGAGAAAGAAGGAAGGTGTCCTTTATCTGTACACCTACTGGTACATCCCACCCCAGTAGCTTACGCAACAGAGGTAGATCGTACTGGATAATGTTGTGCCCAATGAGATTGGTTGCACCCTTCATCCACTCCAGCGCTTCTTGTAGTTTGTCCGGCCCGTAGCACACGGGCTCGTCACCATTCTCTGATACAGCAATGCAGTGGATGTCGGTAGCTTCATCGAGTAGACCGTTAGCTTCGATATCAAATACTATATCTCGCATCAGTCATCTCCGAAGGGATCACCTTCATCTTCATCTTGATGATTGTGCAACCTACCAGTGGGAGGATCGTAGCGTATGAAACCACTCGGTCCTGTCTCTCCGCTGTACCTATTCTTTAGTACGCGGATGTGCATGAGGTTCTTCTCATCGCCATCAGCTTGTTGGCTACGCTCAAAGGCACACACAATATCACTGAGTTGTGCGATACCATGTGACCCACGCAGATGCGCCAGTGATACAGAACCACCCTCTTCGTGTGGCCTACCGTCTGATCTACGCAGGTGAGATACCAGCACCATAGCACAGCCCGTCTCCTCTACTAACCCACGCAGCTTAGTCATCGTGGAATCAATAGCAGTTCTCTCCTGCGTGTCAGCAAACTCACTGACCACAATAGATAGGTGATCAAGGAAGATAACCTTACAGTCCATAGCCTTGATGGCATACCGAATCTTAGTAAGCAGTGCATCGCTGTGCAGTGAGCCGAAGTGATCAAACAAAACAAGGTTACCGTTACCTACAGATTCTTGGTAGGCAGCCTTCATTGTCTCGTCTGATATCTCCTTGAAGTTTTCCTCTAGCTCAAAGAGTGGCATGCCTAGATGCAGTGCCATGAAGTTGAGCGCAGTCTTACGTACGCTTTCCTCTAGTGCAAAGTATCCTACCTTCCAGTCCTGCTGTGCAAACTGGTACGCAATCTCTCTACACACCTGAGACTTACCGATACCTGTACCAGCAGTGAACGTGACCAGTTCTCCTAGGCGTAGCCCACGAGTCTTGGTCTGCATGTTTATCCACGGGTACTGGATAGCTGTAGTCTCTGGGACATTACTAATAACATCCCATAGATCCTCACCCTTGACGAGCCCACCGGGGATGTACTCTCGTGCATTCCACACCGCTCGCTTCAGTTCTTCTCTGTCACCTGACACAAGAACTTCACTGGCATCCTTCTTCGTCAGCGTGGCAATGTATGCTTTGCCGGGAGGCAGGAGGAACGCACATTCTTCTGCTGCTTTACGACCGGGATCATCCTGATCAAACATCAAGACTACCTTCTCGAATCCACACAGCCACTCAAGGTTCCTCTTGAATACAGAGGTAGCTGACTGTGCACCGTTAGGTACTGAGACTGTAGGCCAGCGGCAGCCATGCGTCTCCGCATAGCTCATGGCATCTATCTCTCCCTCGGTAACCACCAGCATCTTTCCACCCGAAAATTTTTGTTGACCAAAAAAGGTTCCGGGTTGCGTACCACGCCACATGAACTTCTTGTTCTGCTGACGTATCTTAATACCAGCAGCCGTACCATCTACGTTGAAGTACTGAGCAAAGTGAGCGCGGTCCCCGTTGTGATCTCCAACGGAATACTCATAGAAGAAACAAGTCTCCTTTGATATGCGGCGCTTAGTTAATGCTGCGAATTCTCCTTGCGGTTTAATGATCGGTGCTTCTTGCTTCTTCTCTTGCACTACTCCTCCATCTCCTACTGTCTGGCATGAGAAACAGAATGTATGCCCATCGTCATAGACGGCATTAGCATCGCTGCTCCCACATTTACTACATGATGTGTGTCCTACGAATGACGAGTCGGAATCCTTGCTCCGCTCGCTTTGATACTTTTTCTTGATCAGGTCTAAACTCCTCTATCACTGAAGGATTGTCATCCTCCAGAATTCCGCACTGAACCAGTGCATCTCCTAGTAACTTAAACGAACCAGCCGCATTGTCCCAGTCCATGAGACGTATGCTGCGGCGGCAATACTCCACGATGACAGGCCCCTCAATAGGTTGGCAATCGTGGTTGTCTTGTATGTGCTGAACTAACTCAGCTTGTAGTTTCTTCCGCACAGCCCAGTGCATACGCAGCAAGCGGTTGATGCCGGGAAGAATAAAATGTGAATCGAATTCCATGAGATAAAACGAGGGGATGGGAGATGAACTAAACTCCCACCCCCTCTAGGAAACACACTTCGTGTCTGTTTATTTATTCACCTCAGACCGCAGTGAGCTAGGGACTTCTTCAACATCAGGGAGCTTCTCGGAAACTCCTAGAATCTCTGCAATCTTAGAGGCGCATGTATCAGATGCGTGTCCGTATTCCACTAAGACTTTCTCAATGTCCTGCATCATGCCTTCGGCACGTACAAGCATTGACATGTTCGTGATCTCTTCCTGTAGTTCTAAGTTATCGTCCATAGTAAAGGTGAGCAGTTTAGCCTCGTGCTCAGGAGGGAGGGGAGGAGATTAATCGAAGTAGTTATCGTCATCTGACGATGTAGCCGCAGTTGTAGATTCCCCATCAGAGAACTCATCATCGAAACCTGATGACTCGGACCCTGAGAATTTCTGTAGCTCGATAACCTTAACAGCTTGAAGCTTCAGTGTCACACCAAGACCTAGCGTAGGTACGTAGTACGGTGTGGCAACAAGCCCTAGCCTAATGATGCTATCGTTTCCGATAGAGTCATAGTCCACAGCATCCCAGTCAATCTTCTTACCATCAACGTATGTGTCAACGGGGCGAGATGCTGGCTTACCTGACTTGGCAGGGAAGTGACGCTTCTTAGATTTGAGTTGTACAAATCCCTCGGGCACACGCTCATCATCTGCGTGTGTGCTCCACGGGTTGAAGTGGGAACGTCTCATGTTCCGATCCTCCTTGCCGCACATATCAATCAGCTTCTCTTGAATACCAGTGATGGTATCAATGATAGGCTGTGCCTCCTCCTCTGTCAGTAAGATATTACAGAGATAATGTTCTTTCTCATCTCCCGGAAATCCCTTCGGAGTTTTAAGTGATGCCCATCGTGCCTTACCCGCAGGGGTAGTGATCTTCTGAGCGTAGTCTTTCGGTTCAAATAACTTTTTCATTTGTCTATTTATATAGAAGAAGTAAGTAATCTAGCATAGCTAGAACGATCCCTAATGATCCACATAGATCAATAGGTGTTTTATATTTTTGTTTCCTTTTTTATGAAGCCCCATAACTAACTGAAGAGATAGCTGTTGGGTCCTCTAGGGATACTATATACATCGGCTGGGTACGGGGGGACTTGACCCCTTTCTTGAATTTCTTTTGTGCCATTAATGGGAATACCAAGTTGCATTAGCTCCGCTCGCATCCCGTCGATAGCCCATGTGAACGACAAACCTAGCTGTCTCTGTACTTTGTCTACATCAGCAGCATGCATCCCTATACTATCGTGAATAGTACACAGAGATAGACAATCAGAATAAACAACAGCATGGCAGAGAAGAGAAGCGTCGATAGAGTGCGTAAAGTTTGGAACAAATGCTGCACCTAGTTTTGTGTAGTTTGGTTTGTCTGTATCAGAACGATAAGAATAAAGATGTCCCTTAATGGCTGTCCGTATCCTCACGATCTTTTGTTTCTTGTATGTCTGTGTTACTCGTACACCTGATGGAGCACACCATGTGTATGAATGTTTGTCTGTCTCTCTGGTTTGTCGTGAGACTGTCTCTTCTGCTGTGTCCTGAAACTTTACTAGACTGTTGAGCATGTCTGCTGCTGTGTCGTAAAGTCTTTTAGCTAACCACACTGATGCAACAGATGGTATGTGTGGTATCTCTTGCGTCACCTTAAATGCTGAGTGTAGTTTCCCACCGTATGGTATGAGCATTGTGATTCTCTTGGCTGTCTTTCTGTCTACTGGATTCTGTCGTACCCATGCAGCAGCACTGCCTGATTCTACCCGTGCTTCTTCATTGATAGTGTCAGCTAGTTCTTGGTAGATATCACGAGGGTCACCGCTCTCAATAGGTAGGACATTAGATGCCTCCATTAATTCTCTATCGTTTAAGAGCGCTGCATATATCTGTATGCCTTGTGATGACGCATCAATAAAGATAGGTAGATGAGACATGTAGCCGGGGCCGTTCTGTTTATACTGTACGATCTCACGCGCAGCGGCTAGGAATCTGAATGGTTCCTTGGCTGTGTATAAGAATTCTATTTCCGCAGCGGGGTCATCAACCAGTGCACACATCTGATGATAGAGTCTACGCATATGTACCACACGAGACTCATAGGATAGACGAGACAAGCCGTAACAATTAGCGGCATGAATAAACAACCACCTCTCATTCTCTGCATTGATTTCTTTACCTTCTGAAAAGGACCAGACGCTACGCATCCAGTCGGGACCTTGATAAGAGAGTGAGTTTGCCGTTGGGTATAGACGCCCACGAAAGTCTGCTTCGACTTCAAAGTAAATCTCCTTGTTTATATATTGTTGAAGTAATCCTAGCTGTGTTAACAGGTTTGTTCTCTTTGCTCGCCACATCGCACGATCTGCATAGCACTTAGCTTTAGCTGCACGCACCTGCTGTATCTGTTCTGCTGTCATGCCCTCTAAATACTGTGGCATGTCAGGCTGTCTGTGTCCTGCTAGACCTAGCGTCTCATCACCACGCATAGATAGCTCACGTATAAACTGTAGCTGCTGTGTGTTTATCTTGTAGCCTACCGTGTTTAGTTTATCTGCTGCCTTAACGAGCAGAGAATCTGGGGTAGTGGTAGACTCAGGCATATGTCTACCGCGCTGTGGTTTTAATACAGTTGTATGATGCGTAGGTATGGGCGATAAATGTGGGAGATGCTGTGGATTTTCTATAGAATCTGTACGTAATTCATCCTGAATCCACTCAATTAATACAGGGTCTGCTGTAATTAATGTCTGTCTCTTGTGTTTAGTACGCTTAATACTCTGAACCTTCAGGAGATTCTTGATCTGTAGTGCATGAGACAGGAACAAATCACCGATGC